ATGAAGTTCATTAGCAAAATGCTCCCCATTTTTACTTTCTACATTACCATTTGCTGTTATATTTGATAAATTAGACATCATTGACCTCCTCAGTATTACTCCACTCCCAATCTTTAGATGCATCAAAACCTATTGCTTCAATTAATCTATAAACACCTGCATCATATGCTTCATCTTCGTTTTTTGCTTCTACAATATAATCGTATTGCAAAGGGACATACGGTTTAAAAGATACCCTGTATTCTTTTGGTTTACTCATCACCAATCTCCTCATAATCTGCTTGTATGTCAGCTAAGTCCATACTTTTAAAATTGCAATAAACACTTTCTGCAACATGTTCTTCTAATGCAGAATCATTGTCGGTATTCACCCAATTTTTAATAACATCTACATAGTTTCTGATAATTGCATTTTCCATTTCTTCTCTAGACATTATTCACCTCCTTTTTAAATTCTTCTTCAGTCATCAAACCATCATCAATAAAATGTTGTTCAAACATTTCTATAATGTCATCTTTATCTGTTCCGTTGTTTAAAACTGAATATATAAGATCAACTGCTTCGCCAAAACTACCACACCATTCCTTTATCATTTTTTTAGGTACTATCATCATTCATTCTCCCATTTCTTAATCTGCTCTAATAAACATTCAGCACACTCTACTCTGCCAAAGACAACATCATCATCATTAGAATCGCAGTCGGCTATCTCACCAGGATTTAAGGTTAATGTCTTTTCATCCTCTAACCATTCCTCAATATTGTCTAAGATTTTGTTTAAATAGAAAATTTGGTTGCGTAATTCCATATTTTCATTTTCTAGTATTTTAAATTCATGTTTGTTCATATCATCTCCTCATATTCTTTATCGGTTCTTTCGTCCGCCCACAAGCCCTCAGTAGAGCCACAAGACAAACAAGTGTTAGTAGTAGTATCTACGTTCCTACTACCACAACACATACAACATAACGGCATATTAGCTATCTCTGCCCAACTATATGATTGTTTCATCTACGTCCCCCTCTTTTTTATATGCACATACAACAAAGTTATAACCCTCTGCTTCTGTGTCTAAATCCAACAGATCAGTTAATATCTGTAAAACATTTACTTTATTTGATTCAGCGTAATCAACACCGAACCAAACACCATTTGGCACAACAGTCCAATTGTTTTTTTCTAACTCTTTTTTAGTCAGCATCATTCACCTCCTGTTTGCATACATGCTCGGCAAGAGTAATGACACTCCAACCACAGGCGTTGATCCAACCCTTATCATAAATATAAAATTCTTCTTCATTATCAAGATATCTGTTGCATCCAACTACAAAATATTGATTGAGTTCTTTAGCGTTTCCGTTGAAACAATCACCCTTATCTTCAAAAAACTTCCAAAGAGTTTCATCATAAATATCGGCCTTCAACATAAAATCTCTAGCTATTCTTATTTTTTTATATCTATCTGATGAAGAAAGACCAAAATATGTCGGTTTATTCATAATCCTAATTCCTCCATAACTTGTTCAATTGGTTCATCTTTTAGAGCTTTACCACTCCATATGTTTTTAAAGTCCTCTGCTTTTCTCCTGATGACTTCATCAATAATTAATTGATATAGTTCTGTCGGATTATCAAACATATCTGCACGTTGTTTAATAAAATTGCATAAGTAACGGTTATTTTTAGTTTTTAAAATTTTAAATGCTTCACTTGTAGTTAATGACATAATCTTTCCTCCTTAATATTTATTTAAAAAACGGTCTACTTCTTCTTGGTTTATGCACTCTTCTGTATCAATGATGAATTCACCGTATCTATCTGAGCCGTATAAAGTCACCAAATAATTAAATGTGCCTAAGTAACCGTTATCTTTTTCTATTTCTATTCTTTTAATTTGTTTCATTTGTTTGCCTCTGTTGTAGAGCTTCTTTTATCTTTTCAAGCTCTATGATCATATTTTTCTTATCTGCCATTAAGCGGTTAATTATTGATTTAAGCTCAATATTTTCTCGTATCCATTCCCCCTTTTTTTTGATGGCTATATTTCTATATTTTTTGATTTCTTTGTTATCGTTATAATCCGTTGCTTCTATTATTAATTTGCTAAATCTTTCCATAATAAATGAGGAGTATATCTACTCCTCGACCTCCTCTTCTAATGGATTGGCTTCTAACCATTCAGCAACAATTTCTTCACCAACAATATAAGCATACATATTGACCACTCTTTCAGGGCTTGAAAAATCCGTTGTGACTTCGCCAAAGTTGAACTGCTCATATTCTTTGATAATATCGATAACTTCAAAAACCTGGTCTTCTAACCATTGTTTAGCCCTGTATGTGCCGATAATGTAATAGTCAGTATTAAATGCGTGATAGTGTAATTCATCTCTAAAATCAGAATCATTTAAGGCTTCTGAAGCGTCAGATATAAAATCGTTGAAGTATTCTTTGATTTCTTTATATTTGAAATACTCTTTCATTATATGACCTCCCTTTCATGTCCAAACGGTTTAAAATCTTCTTTGAAGAACACATTAGTAATATTTGGTCTTATGCCGTTATGGTAGCCTTCTGCGTCATGCCAAACAGCATCAGAGGGCATATTCTTAAGTTCATCTACTTTATCTAATACTAAGTCTCGTTGTTCCTCAGTATCACATTTGATCACGATATCGTAAGTATCTGTAAAATTAATCATAGTATTAGTATTTAGCCACACTTTGTAGACCATTACAATAGGTAAACTATAAATAAGTGTACAAATGTAAGGGTTGTATTAGCATTATTTCCATCACTCAAAGAGCAGACGCAAACAAAATCGGGAACGCACAATAAAAAAAAGCTGTTAAGAGCTAGTCGGGAGGGCGCTAAAAAAACCAAGCACACACCAAATTATAGCATTTTTGCTTTACAAGGAAACACACATCAAAGCCATATATATAGAGGATTTCAGAGGAAAAAAAGGTCTTGCTTTAGTTTACAAAGTGTATATATAATTGTGTAAGGAGATTATTTATATGAAAGATAATTTAATGAAAACGTATAAGCCCACTCGTGAAGATACGGGCGACTATTATGCTATAGAGGGGGGAACTACCCATTCTTTAATTGCGAAGTATTTGGTCGATTCAACAGATGCTGTCGTTTATTCAAAACCTGCTGAGTCTATCGCACAAGCTGTTAGCTTACTATGGTCAGCTTTGAACGGTTTGGATCTTTGGAGACTTCAGTATGTATCCAGGCATATGCCCGAGGTTTTAAAATTGGCGCAACTCTACTCTGATGTTTACGGATCACCTAATAGGGATCTGCTAAATGATGTAAAAAGAGAATATATATCTGAAGGCATGCTAGAAGAAAGCATGACGAATACGATAAGAAATTTGAAGAGTTATAGATCTAACCCGCCTATAGTATTTAAGGAGGAATTATGGAAATAGCAAGAGGTAGCAGAGAACACCAGGCTATTGCCCAGGTGGTGATGGAATCGTTACATCTATTGGATTCTGAAGACACCAGTGGTATTCGTTGCTTTAATAGTGATGAGTTTTTAAAAGGCGTTTGGGGTAGGTTTGCTTGTATAGATACCGCTATGGAAGTTGTAGATGAGGTATTCGAACAGGTTTATAACGATCACACCTATTATAGTGTCCCTGATTATATGGAATGCTACTGGGCTGCAGATCGTGAACCAAGACTGAATGCTTTGGTAGCGTTAGAAAAAGTTGATAATGAATACTTAGATGACCTATGTAGTCATCTAGGTTACTACTTAGAAGAAAAGGAGGAAGTAGAAAATGACTAGGAAAGACTATATTGCGATCGCAGAAGTGATCAAACGAGAACATCTGGCCCCAAAGATAGGGGTTGATGGTGTTGACAGATTAAGCAAGTCTGGGGTGATCTCAGGGCTTACAACAGTATTCAAGGCCGATAACCCTAATTTTGATAGTAGACGCTTTGCTGAAGCGTGTGGCATAAACTTTGATAGCTTTGATTGATATTCTTATAATCCTGGCTATTGCTTACCTGGTGTCCTTGGGTGAAAGATCCGAGGACTAACCAGGCTATTTCTTAAACACAACATCTTGTGTTTTATCTCACAAAACCAAAAACACAACATATAGTGGTGTGTGGATCTGGATCCTACGGGTTTGACCACAACATATTGTGTTTTACACATCCCAAACAAAACACAAGATATAGGGTCGGCGGGACTCTATCAGGAAGTGTGGATCCTCGTAGAGTCGGCCAAAATGACCCCCATACACACACAATTGGGACTACAAATTTTGTCCTACCTTTACACAATATTTCACTCATACAAAAACCATATTTTTTACAATTAAGGGTACCCATACCCAGGGGGGATATATATTTTGTAGACAAAATCCAGAAAGTGAGTTAATCTCACACTATCATGCAAGAAGAACTGAACATGCTGACTGGAATGGAAGGGGCCAACATGTCTGGACTTTCCCAACCAAAAGAGATCCAACAAGAGATAGACGGTTTATCCTCTGAGGATAAAAAAGCGGCTCTAGATAGCCTTAAACAAATAAGACAAATAATTCAACAAATGATGGCGCAAGGTGCGACCGAAGAAGAAATAGAAGCTTTCCTCAAGGAAATAGGTATCAGTTTACAAGAACTAGATTACGCTGAACAAATGTTAGGTTTAGCCGAAAACAATACAGGTATAAATTTATGATGGGACTCTTTAGCAGATTATTGCGTAGAAGAAGACTGAATCCAAGAAGAACAGGATTATTTGGTGGTGTAGCTGGTTTAAGGGACCGTATGCCACGAAGAAGAAATATGTTTTTTGGAGGTAGAAGGCAAATGAATCCTTTTTTAGGCATGAATAATCTCCCTCGAATAAGTTTTTTACCTCCTTCTATTGCTGAGGCGCAAGGCAGAAACTTATCTAACGTGGGACTTTTGCCTAGTTACATGCAACCTGGTGGCTCAGGTATGCCAGAAACGGATAATAGATTTGCTGATATGCCACAACCTCCAGAAATGCAAACTTCTGACATGACAATTTATACAGATGCTTTTGGTAATCAAAAATCAGGTTCTAGCAGTATGGCAAGGTACCACAAACAATTGAAAGAATATTTTGCAGCTAACCCAGGTGCACAAGATTATTACTTGTCTCAAAACCCACCAAGTAAAATGCCACCCGTAAGTCCACCTTTTGGCGATCCAATTAGGACACCAGGGCTTCTTAAACTTAATCCAGGGCCAGCTCTAGGTGGAGTAAACAGAATTGGAGATATATACGCTAATAGAGAAAATTTCGTTGCTGCACCTAATAAAGATCCTAACGACAGTTCGTTTGGTCCAGGCGATCCAGGTTATCGTCCTGGCGTGCCAGACCCTCTCAAGGGTCAACCAATTAGCCCAACCTTACCGATGGACTTACCACCTATGCCTGATCCTATTGTGGACATGCAAGGCAGAATGGGCTTTGAAAACGGTGGCGACGCTGATAAATCTGATTTCCCAGATTTAAGTGGTGATGGCAAAATAACCAAAAAAGATATTTTAATTGGTAGAGGCGTTATTGAGATGGGTAATGGCGGCGATCCAGCTGACGAACAAGCTAGAGCTCTTATGAGTGAAGAAGATAGAATGATGGCTAACATGAGTATACCAGGTAAAGATATGCCAAGCGGAAGTGATTCTGACATGATGAACTATCAACGTGCTTTACAAAATTACCAAGAATTTTATTATTCACAACCAGAAGCTTTAAGAGCTAACTTACCTTCACCAGCAGAACTTTATAATGAACCTGAGAAAGTCATGAATGATCCTGCTTACAGAGATCTGATGGGCGAAGCTGGTCGTGGTCTTGGTTCAGCACTTATGATGGGGTCTGGTCCAGGGCGTGGTATAAATCAAATAAGCATGCTGTTAAAACAATTAGATGGCCCTAGTATGCCTAATTTTCCTGAAAAAAAAAGTCCGAACTTCCCGATGATGTCTCGGTAAAAGATTTTACTGATTTAATTTTTGATCCAACAGATCCAATTGATTACATATCTTTAGCAGTCCCACCCTTTGGTTTTGTAGCTAAAGCACGCAAATTAGACAAGGCTGACGATTTCCTAGAAAAAGTTCTGAAACAAAAAGCTGATAGACTTGCAAAGGTTCCAGCAGGCCAAAGAAAAAGATACCAGCAACTACAAGACTTGCGAACAGAAAAAATGGAAAAAGCTGAAATGCTTCAAGGCGATATCAAAAGATATGATGATGCAGTAGGTGCAGCTAACCTTAGAAAACAAAAAGAACTTATAATACAGAGACAAAAACTAGAAGAAGAGATTGCTAACATCGGTAAAGAGTTACGTAGCATGACTAAGTAATATATGTCACTTGAAAATCTTACAGACGCAGAGCTGAAGGAAGCTTTGCTCTTAAAAGAAAGACTAAATATCCTGGCTAAAAGAGATGATTGTCAAGCTACTTTCATGTCTTTTATTGAACACATTTGGCCTGAGTTTATATGCGGGCGTCATCATAAAATATTTGCTCAAAAGCTTGAAGATATAGCAACAGGTAAAATAAACCGTCTTATTATTAATATGCCTCCAAGACACACAAAGTCTGAGTTTGCTTCTACTTACTTCCCTGCTTGGATTATGGGTAAGTACCCAAACAAAAAAATTATGCAAACTACGCACACAGGCGAACTAGCTGCACGTTTTGGTCGTAAAGTCAGAAACATGATGGATACCAAAGAGTATCAATCTATCTTTCCTGATGTGACTCTATCAGCTGACTCGAAGTCTGCTGGCCGTTGGGAAACTAACAAAGGGGGTGAGTATTTCGCTGCTGGTGTAGGTGGAGCTATTACAGGTCGTGGTGCTGACCTGTTGATTATAGATGATCCACACTCTGAACAAGATGCTCTTAGTCCTTCAGCTATGGAAGCCTGTTGGGAATGGTACACCTCAGGTCCTCGACAGCGTTTACAACCAAAAGGAGCTATAGTTCTAGTTATGACTAGGTGGAGTAGCGTCGACCTGACAGCCAAACTTTTAGATGCACAAAAGGAACCCTTAGCTGATAGCTGGGAGGTAGTAGAATTTCCTGCAATCTTCCCCGATACAGAGAATCCTTTATGGCCTGAGTTTTGGTCTAAAGATGAGCTTTTGTCTGTCAAAGCTTCTCTACCTGCTATGAAATGGAACGCTCAATGGATGCAGACACCAACTGCAGAAGAAGGTTCAATTATCAAAAGAGAGTGGTGGAACGAGTGGGAACATGATACATTACCAGGAGTACAATACATAATTCAATCGTATGATACGGCATTTTCAAAAAGACAGTCCGCCGACTTTAGTGCCATATCTACTTGGGGTGTGTTTAGGCCATCTGATGGTGCGCCCGATTCTGTTATCTTACTTGACTGTCAAAAAGGTCGTTGGGATTTTCCTGAGCTCAAAGAAATAGCTATGCGTGAATACCGTTACTGGGATCCCGATATGGTTTTGATTGAAGCGAAAGCATCTGGTACACCTTTGACACATGAGTTGCGCAGGCTAGGTATACCTGTAGTTAATTATTCTCCAACGAGAGGACACGACAAACAAACTAGAATGCATGCTGTTGCCCCAATCTTTGAGTCTGGTTTAGTTTGGGCTCCAAAAAAACAGTTTGCTGATGAAATGATAGAAGAATGTGCTTCTTTCCCCTTTGGTGCACATGATGATTTGTGTGATACAATGACTCAAGCTTTGATGCGTTTTCGTGAGGGCGGTCTTGTCTCATTAGGAAGTGATTATGAAGATGAAGACAAAGCACCAATAAAGAGGGTATATTATTAGTATGTTACAGTTTTATCTAACAGAATATGAAAAAGATGGTAGCGTAGTAGACGGCCCCTTAATTTGCGCTAAAGACTTTGACGAAGCACACATACAAGCAAGAGATTTAAAACTAAAATTAGTTGGTGAGTTATTTCCCCTAGCTGATTTGCTTAATCAGGAGACATTACACTAATGGCTATTGAAAACATTACACCAGAGAACCCAGACAAACCAACCACACCAAACGAATTAGAACTCACACAAGTCCTTGACATTACCCAAAGAGATGGCGACTTCGAAATATTAGAAGATGGTTCTGCAGTTATGCAAGATGATATGGAGCCTGATATGTCTTTAGATGGTGATATTAATTTAGCTGATGTCTTAGAAGAAAGTGTCTTGTCAAGAATAGCTAGCGATCTAATGGCTAGTATAGAAAAAGACAAATCATCCAGAGACGACTGGGAAAAAACTTATACCGATGGTCTTAAGTATTTGGGCATGAAGTTTGATGAAGATAGAAGTGAGCCTTTCTCTGGTGCTTCAGGTGTCATACATCCTTTGCTTGGTGAAGCTGTCACACAATTTCAAGCACAAGCTTACAAAGAGTTACTACCTTCAGGTGGCCCAGTAAAAACACAAGTTATTGGTGCTTATAACTCTGATGTAGAAATGCAAGCACAAAGAGTCAAAGAATTTATGAACTTTCAAATCATCCACAAGATGGAGGAGTACGATGAAGAATTAGATCAATTATTGTTTTACTTGCCATTAGCAGGTTCAGCATTTAAGAAAGTTTATTACGATGATAATTTAGGTAGAGCTATATCAAAGTTTGTAGCGCCTGAAGATTTAATTGTTCCTTACTATGCTACCGACTTAGAGTCTTGTGGCAGAATAACAAACGTTATCAAAATGTCAGATAACGAAGTTAAAAAACTACAGCTCTCAGGGTTTTATCGCAATATATCTTTGAGCGGTGATGAGAGTATAGATACAAATACTGAAGTACAAGAAGAAATAGACAAGCTTACAGGACAACAACCGTCTTACGATGATACGGAAGTGTCAGTTTTGTATGAAGTACATACAGATTTAAATTTAGAGGGCTTCGAGGATATGAATGATGCAGGCGAAGAGTCTGGCTTGAAGCTGCCATATATTGTTACGATAGATACTGCAAGCGGTAAGGTTTTATCAATCAGAAGAAACTTCAAAGAAACCGATCCTTTGAAAAATAAAATAGAGTATTTTGTACACTTCAAATTTTTACCAGGTTTAGGTTTTTATGGCTTTGGGTTAACTCACATGATAGGTGGGTTATCGAAAGCGTCCACGTCTATTCTGAGGCAATTGATTGACGCAGGTACCCTTGCTAACCTACCTGCTGGGTTTAAGACAAGAGGTATAAGAATAAGAGACGAAGATAGTCCTATTCAGCCTGGAGAGTTTCGTGATGTGGACGCCCCTGGTGGATCTTTAGCAGATTCAATTCAACCGTTGCCGTTCAAAGAGCCTAGCGGTACTTTACTTTCCTTGCTAGGTTTGCTAGTAGACTCAGGACAAAAGTTTGCATCTATAGCAGAAATAAATGTAGGACAAGGCAATCCATCTGCACCAGTTGGTACAACTATGGCATTACTCGAAAGATCAACCAAAGTTTTATCTGCGATACATAAAAGATTACATAACGCACAAAAAAAAGAATTTAAGCTATTGTCCGATATATTCAAAGAATATTTACCGCCTGAATACCCATATCAAGTAAGCGGTGGTATGAATCAAATAAAAGCACAAGACTTTGATGACAGAGTAGACATAATGCCAATATCAAATCCAGATATTTTTTCAACATCACAAAGAATAGCTATGGCACAAGAAATGATGCAATTAGTGCAATCAAACCCTGAAATACATGGTAAGGGTGGTATATATGAAGCATATCGTAGAATGTATGCAGCTATTGGTATAGATAATATTGATGCTTTGTTAAAACCACCACCAGCAGATAACCCACAACCATTAGAAGCTGGTTTCGAAAACAATCAACTTCTTATGGGTCAACCAGCACAAGCTTTCGTCCAACAAGATCATGATGCTCATATATCAGCGCATATGGCGTTACTCAAAACTCCACCAGTACAATCTAATGCTATGGTACAAGCAGCTATACATGCTCACATAATGCAACACCTACAAATGAAAGCAGATTTGCTAGCAGAACAACAGATGCCACCAGAGCTAATGCAACAATATCAACAACTACAACAACAAGCACAAAACGTTGATCCACAACAATCTTTACAAATACAAACACAAGCAAAAGATTTATTAGCACAATTTTCAGCACCTATTTTTGCTGAGCTTGTTACACAATATAGTGAGCAGACAAGCGACCCTAATGAAGATCCTCTTGTAGCTTTAAGAAGACAAGAAATAGCGCTCAAAGGCCAAGAGCTAGCTATAGAACAACAACAATTTCAAGTAGAACAACAAAGAAAACGAGACGATTCATTACGTCAAGATGCTATTGATCGTGAGCGTATAAGTTTGCAAGAAGAGATCGCTGAGATGAAAGATGAAACTACAAGAGAACGTTTAGAACAACAAAGAGAGTTAAAATTAATGGACTTGAATAGAAAATAAGGTAGTATAGAATCAAATTATGAAAATAATGAAAGAAAAACAATGTTACGGCAATAAAGGGAAAGTGCCTATGAAGGTAACTCAAAAAGTTTCTGTCAACACTAAACCACAACCTGGTATGGGTAAAGGTAAAGCGAGAGGTGTTGGTATTGCTGAATCTGGCACAAAGTTTTCTGGCGTATATTAATGTCAGTTCTTTGGTTAAGAGAAAAACTACTTAAAGAACTTGCTGATAAAAGGCAAGCTATAACAGACACATTACTGGCTGGTGTCAAAGACATGAGCCAATATGAGTTTCTACGTGGACGTTACAGTTCTCTCATCGACGTAGAAAATGATTTAAGGGAACTGCTGGGAAAAGTAATAGAAGATGACGAAGACCAACAAGGTGGTAGTACCTGACCACGTAGCTAAAGAAATCGAGAAAGAAAATCAAGCAATAGAACAAACCGTGCAAAAAACTGGTGAAGAGCTTGATAAAGCATATGTTGATCCTGGACTAAAAGTCCTAGATCCAACTCTTTTAGACAAATCCGCATTAGAAAGAATGCCTACACCTACTGGGTGGCGTATGTTGATACTGCCATTTGCTGGTATGGGTAAATCTAAAGGCGGTATAATACTTACACAAGATACGGTTGATAGAGAAAGATTATCAACTGTTTGTGCATACGTAGTGAAAATGGGACCTCTATGTTACAAAGACGCTAAGTTTGGTAATCAAGCTTGGTGTGAAGAGAAACAATGGGTATTGATTGGCCGTTACGCAGGAGCAAGATTCAAACTTGGTGATGATGCAGAATGTAGAATCATTAATGATGATGAAGTGATAGCGACTATACACGATCCAACCGATATCGTTGCAGTATAAGGAGAACTTATGTCAGAAGAAGTTAAAAACGAAAACGAAAATATAGAAGAAGGCGAAATAGTAGAGTTAGATGAACCTACACCTGAGCCTGAAGAAGCTGTACAAGAATCAGAACCTGAGCAGGTTGAAGAATCTGTTCAAGAAGCTGCCCCTACTGAAGAAGAGGAGTTAGCTGGTTATTCTGACAAAGTGCAGAAAAGAATTAATACACTTACACGAAAATTAAGAGAAGCAGAACGTGCAAGTGAGTCAGCATATAACATGGCTAACAGTCTGAAAACTGAAAATAATAATTTAAAAGAAAGAGTAGCACAAAGCAGTGAAAGTTTTTTAGGTGAGGCAGAACAGAGATTACAATCTCAAAGAGTCCAAGCCCAAGCAGCTTTAAAAAATGCTTTAGAAACGCAAGATCATGATAAGGCTGTTAAAGCGCAAGACATATTAGCTAGGATAGCAGTTGAAGAATCATCTATAAAAAATTCAAAAATTAATTTTACTCAAAACCAAAATGTAAAAGAAACACCTGCTGCGCAACCAGAACAACAACCCGCACAACCAGATCCCAAAGCACAAGCTTGGGCAGATGCCAACGTTTGGTTTGGTGAAGATCGTGTAATGACTATGGCAACTTTTGGTATACATGAAGATCTTGTTGATGAAGGATTTGATCCTAACAGCGATGAGTATTATACTGAAGTTGATCAAAGGTTGAGGAAAAGTTTTCCTGCCAAGTTTGAAAAGGCAGAAGAAAGTGTTACAGAAACACAAAAACCTCAACAAAGAGTGGCTTCTGCAGCCAGAAATACCCAGGCGACTGGAGGTAAACGTAAAGTTAAACTTACACCGTCAGAGGTTCAAATGGCTAAGAAGTTGAACGTACCTCTCAACGAGTACGCAAAATTTGTAAAAAGGTAATAACTATGAATAGAGACGATAAGGGTAGGTTCTTAAAACCTGAAAATGACAGAATGACCCGTTCTGCTGATACTCGTGCTAAAGACGTGGCACGCAAACCTTGGGCTCCACCAAGCACATTAGATACTCCACCCGCCCCTGAAGGCTTTGTCTACAGGTGGATAAGGGCAGAGACTTTGAATCAAGAAGACAGAAAGAATGTCATGTCAAGACTCAGAGAAGGCTTCGAACTTGTTCGAGCTGAAGAGATAACTGATTTTGAACTTCCAAGTATTCTTGAGGGTAAGCACGCAGGAGTTATAGGTGTTGGGGGCTTATTATTAGCTAAGATTCCACTAGAGACAAGAGAAGAACGTAACTCTTATTATCAGGGCAGAAGCGAAACTATGCAGCAAGCTATTGATAATGATCTGTTGAAGGAATCTGATGCTCGTTCTCCAATAATGTCTCCGAGGAGAACTTCTTCAGTAACATTCGGGGGCGGTAAACGAAAATAATATATAAGGAAAAAATATTATGGCAAACCCAGATAAACCTAATGGCTTTAAGCTTATCGGTAAGTTAGGAAGTGCACCACAAAATAATGGTTGTACTGAATATCTTATTGCAAGTGGACAGTCAGGGGCAATTTTCTCTGGAGATCCTGTTCAGATGTTGACAGGCGGTACCATTAGCGTCGTTAGTACGTCTACTACCGTCAAAATCTTAGGGATCTTCCGTGGCTGCAAGTTCGTTGATACAGATGGTAGTATTGTTTATAAAGCACACTATCCAAACGGTCAAACTTCTTCAGACCCAATTATCGCTTTAGTAGAGGACAATCCAGAAAACCTCTATAAAGTACAAAGTTCAGGCTCACTCGCTTTAACCGATGTGGGCGCAAACGTTGATATAGACTATACCGCTGGTGATACAGTATCTGGCCAATCTAAGGCTGAGGTAGCTGGTTCATCAGGAGCTGGTACTGCACAATTCAGAATCATTGGTAAGGTTGATGAACCTGACAACGATTTTGGTACAAATGTTAGTTTAATAGTCAAAATCAATGAGCATGCATACAGCACAACAGCTGGTGTCTAATAATAGGAGTAAATAATGGCAATTAATAGATCGCAATTAGCAAAAGAATTAGAGCCAGGCTTAAACGCTTTATTTGGTATGGAGTATGCTAGATACGACAATGAACATGCTGAAATCTTCGAGCAAGAGTCATCTGACAGAGCATTCGAAGAAGAAGTACAAATTGTTGGATTTGGTAACGCCCCTGATAAAGCAGAAGGTGCTGGTATCGCTTACGATAACGCAAGTGAAGGTTTTACAGCTCGATACGAGCATGAAACAGTCGCATTAGCATTCGCACTTACTGAAGAAGCAGTAGAGGATAATTTGTATGACAGACTTGGTTCAAGATATACCAAAGCTTTAGCTAGAAGTATGGCTAACACCAAGCAGATCAAAGCTGCAAACATTCTTAATAATGCTTTTTCAGCTAGTTTTGCAGGAGGAGATGGTAAACCATTAGTGGCTACTGATCACCCTCTAACAGGCGGTGGTGTAGGTGCTAACAGAGCAGCAGTTTTTGCTGATTTGAACGAAACCTCACTTGAAGATACTCTTATCAGAATTTCAACTCAGGTTGATGATAGAGGTTTAGCAATAGCTTTACAGGGAACTAAGTTAATCGTTCCACCACAATTACAATTTGTGGCAGATAGAATTCTTATGTCTCCTGGTCAGTCAGGTACAGCTAATAATGACATTAACGCTATGAGAAATATGGGTATGATACCTGAAGGATATGTGGTCAACCACTATCTGACAGACCCAGATGCTTTCTTCGTTAAGTCAGACTGTCCTGATGGCTTCAAGCATTTTGTTAGATCGCCTATGGCAACATCACTAGAAGGTGATTTTGATACAGGAAATCTAAGATACAAAGCTAGAGAGAGATATTCATTCGGATTCTCAAACTGGAGATGTGTCGATGCTTCACAAGGTGCATAATTAAACCTTGTACCCATCAAGGGAGCCTTCGGGCTCCCTTTTTTATTGCTTAATTACCTAAACAGAGTTACACTCAAATAAATTATGGCATTTAGCAAATAAATGCTGGTCCAAGGAGGACTGTAATTTATGAGTGTTAATTTTAAGAACAACGTTTCTAACGTAGATAAAAGCAAAGGGTCAAATCTTATGGGTTTAATACACCCTGGTCCTACTACAGAATACTTCGACGATTTTTTTACATACAATGCAGGTGAGTGGAAAGTAACAGAAACCGCTGCAGGTTCAGGAGCAAATAGCGTAACGAACGTAGATGGTAATGGCGGTGTCATACAAATGACTACTGACAATGCTGCAAATGACGGTATTCTAATACAGCTTGGAACAAACTCTGCTATTAATAGTGCTTTCGAGTTTGATTTAGATCACGATTTTTTTTACGAAGCTAGAATAGCTCTTGATCATTACGATGCAACTAAAATGCATGCGTTTATTGGGTTATGTGGCAAAGCTGATGATGAAATATTTGATAATTTTAGATTCCAAGACAGTATCGGACATCAATTTACAAATGTAGGTGGTTTTTTTCCTTCTGATTTTTATGTTAGATACGGAACACAAGAAACATCACCAGGATCTTTAGGCAACAGAATGGCTACTTGGAATGGTACTGGTCAAGGCATTTCTGGTACGTCTGTAGTAAATCAAGTGCCTTTTCCTTCAGATGGAGAGTTTTGTACTTTAGGTGTATCTTATGACAGTAAATCACAACTAATTTCTTGGACATATCAAGGTGTTCTCATTCAAAGAGCTGCTTTTGATGATAGATTGACAGGACAAAAAACAACAAATGCTGTTGAAACTTGGGCATATCCAAAAGGAGTGTTAGTACCAACATTAGGAGTAAGAACAAAAGAAGCGTCTGCTAATAGTATGAAGGTAGATTACTTTAGATGCGGTATGAGAAGGAGGAATCGAGTATGACATATGTAATAAGATGGCGTGGTGGCTCTATGGAGTTTAGTAGTATGAAAGATTTGTCTGATTGGATGCAGGCTCAAAATCATGATTTTCCAAATATTTGTTTGGAGGTGAAATAATGGCTAAGAAATTAACATTAACAATAGACGGTGTAGAAACACAATATGCAAATACAACAGCAGGTAAAAAGAAATTAGCAGATGCTGCTATGGCCGCTGTAGCTGTTGGTAAAGAAGTAGTTTTAGATGAGGTAGAAGTATAATGGCAAGTAATGATGGAAACGTAATATTTGGTAAAACTTCAGCGGTTGGTGAAGTAAATAAAAAAATAACAGGAAATGCTAGTGTAAGTTTCCCAAACGGTATTTCTAATTTCGTAAAAAAAGATCATCCTTTATCTAAAATTGGTATCTTAGATAAAACTAAATATATTGTTTGGCACGACGATTTTAGCAATTATGTAGCTGGCCATTGGGAAAAAACAGTAGTTGAAGCAGGTTCAGGAAATCACTCAGTTGGTGTCATTAACGGTGCAGGTGGCTTGCTAGAAATAGCTACAGATAATGCAAATAACGATAGAGTTTTATTGCAATATAAAGGAAATGCATCTCAAGCAGTTGGTAGTTTCATAATGGATCCAAAAAAGAAAACTTATATTGCTATGAGGTTTAAGTGCGACAATTGGCAAACATGTGCTTTACATGTTGGTCTGATGAGAAGAAAAACTGATTTCAACGGTTTATTAAGTCAGGGTGGTACTATACAAGGACTAGGTATAGATCCATTATTTACAGGCTCAGAACCAGCTATGTTTGCTTTTATGGGCACAGGGTCTGGTTTACCGCTGAATTGTGTATTTGGTACTACTACTTCAGGCTTTTTACCAACAGCTGGTGACATCACAAATGATGAGTTTATTGAACTAATTTTTGTTTACGATCCCAATAGAAATGTTGGTAGAAGTATACCAAGTCCTAAAAACAACGATACTTTCTTAGGAAATATAAGTGCTGCTTTACCAGCTGGTCAAATAAATACAAATCAAACTTATCTACATAAGCCTGTTTATTTCAAAGATTCGGCTAGAGGTTGGACTGGGTGTAGTGCAAGTGTAGGTGGTTCTGATTTACCATTTACCCCAGGAACAGATACAGTAAATCCTGCCACATGGCCTGATGGTGTAAATTTGATGCCTACTATGATGATTAGAAATAGTACCGCAGCTATAAGCAAGTTGACAGTAGATTATTTAACTATCGTACAGGAGAGATAATGAGTACAAATTACGAAAAAGGTTTTAATAACTTACCTGATTTAAAAAATCACCCAGCTGGTGATTATATGGGCGGTGATTGGCCAACAAAGTTTAATATTATATTTGATGATTTTACATCATTTGACACAGCTTCTAATGGCTGGCGAGCAGGTACACAAGGTGGTTCTACAATAGCTTTAGTGCCAACATCTCAATTCGATAGCAGAACAGCAAACGGTGTTTTGCGATTAACTACATCTTCAAGTGCTACAGGGAGTGCTGGTAGCTGTTTGTTAGCTTGGGCTGGAGGAAGTGGTGCTAATAGAGCAACCATACCTTTTACTGGTACAGAACCATTCTTTTTCCAAATACGTTACAAATATCCTGCAAATGCTACGGATTGTCTTCTGGGTTTTAATGTGGGGACTGAAGCTTTAATGACTGGTTCTCAATATACAGGCTTCCAATTCATGCCTCCTAGTTTTCAAACTCAGTTTAATCCGAATAGTGGTTCTCCTGCTGCTAGTTTTCTCCGTATGAAAAATGCTATTGTTGGTGCTTTTGGCTCTTTAGAAGGAGCAGATGAAGCCACAGTTTTAGACCGATATAATGTTCTAACATTTTATTATGATCCAAAAAGAAAATTTATGGTTTATCAAATAAATGATAAAAGGTACGATGCTGCAGGAACAGTCAGAACTAATTTAGATGGACAAGATTTAATGCTTGATACAGCTGGCACAATACCATTTGGTTCTGTTATGATGCCAACAATTGGGTTATCTGGTGCAGTTTCACAAAGTATTGATATAGATTATGTAATGGTGGGTTGTCAAAGACCTGAGGAGTTATTCTAATGGCATATATAATTAAATACGAAAAACCAAGTGGCGAAACTGGCGAAGTGTCAGTCGCAAATGTTAATAAAATACAAGAAAAACTAGAAGAAATAGGACCTTGTAATGTTGAAATAAAGGAGAAAGAATAATGTCTTTAACAAATTTTCCAAATGGAGTAAGCAACCAAAGTATTGATAACATAATCAAAGGTAATTTTTACGATCCTACTAGAAATCATGTATTCTTTGATGACTTTGATCATTACGATACTGATAAATGGTCTGAGTTGAAATCAGCCAACGGTACAGTAGCAATCAGTCCTGATAATCCATCTTGTATTAGGTTAACAAGTCATACAGGTTCTAACGATTTTACAGGGCTATTATTAGGTCCAGCAGTAGGCACACCTGAACATAACTTTACTCTAAAAAAAGATAGAGACTTTGTGATGAAGTTTAGATGGAATCCTAATGGTATGAATGGAAGTGACCCAGCATATGCAGGCGCTTTTATGTTTACTGACGATGTGCAAGCAGGCCCACCAATATTCTTTTCACCAACACCCCCAACAGGGTCAATAGGTGTTATGTTTAAAGGTGATCCAGCAGGCGGTACAGTATGTTATCAATATGTTAATAACGGTTCTAATGCTTATGCAGGCCTGCTTAATTCAACAGACAATCCTGAGTTAAACGTCGCAAGTAGAGCAGGCTTTCCAAACACATTCTTTACTGCAACTATTTACTACGATTCAGTCAAAGGTAGAATTAAATGGATACTAGAAGATACATTAGTATCAGAGGTGGATATAACAGTAACAAATAGAAATTTAAAAAATAGTGCTTCAACATCTTTAACAGCAGCGGACATACCGTTTACTGATTCAGGTGCTCAGGTATTACCGCATATTTATGTTGCTAATTTCTTAAACTCAGGAGCACAAAGTGCTGACTTTGATTATATATTTGTATCTCAACCAAGAGATCCAGGAGGTTTCAAGTAATGGCTATAAAATTAAAACTTATAAATACACAAACTGGCGAAGTCGTCTTAGATGAAACTGTAGCTAATAAAACTGCTGCAAATAATAAATTAAAAGATTTAAATGAATCAGTACAAGTTATTTGGGAGGAGGAATAATGAGATTAGTAGGTAGTGATGTAAAAACAGCATCCGCAACTTCAACCGCTACAGGTGGTGTTGATTTAACCCAACACAGATCTAGACTCAAAGGATATGTAATAGCTGGTGGTTCATCAGATGGTACAGTAACTTTTAGAGATGGAAGTGTTTCAGGGACAGTCTTGTTAGTTGCTCCTTGTAATGCAAATGATACAGAAACATTAAGTATACCGTCAGAAGGCGTATTGTTTGAAAACGGCATACATGCTGTTTTATCTAATATAGATAGAGTAACAATATTCCATTCCTAATATGGCAGTAAGCATGCGCAAAGAGCATAAAAGCCCCTCTGGGGGTTTAAGTGCTAAAGGTAGAAAATACTACAACAGAAAAACTGGCTCTAATTTAAAAGCTCCTGTTACTTCAAAAAACCCTAAAGGCAAAGCAAAAGCGAGAAAAAAATCATTTTGTGCTAGAATGAGTGGTGTAAAAGGTCCTATGAAAGACAAAAAAGGTAGGCCAACAAGAAAGGCTTTAGCTTTAAGAAAATGGCGTTGTGGGACAACTAAAAAAAGAAAAACTAGAGGACGATAATATGAGTTTTTGGGAAAAAGTAGGAAATTTTTTTGGCTTGGTAAAAGTCAGAGCTCGTGATGAAAATGGTCGATACGTTGCAGATGATAAATCGACAGCAAGGAATGAAGCATATACAATGGTGCATAAAGATTTGATAAAAAAACCAAAACGTAAATATAAAAAAAGGAAGGCTAAATAATGGCTATAAGTAGTGAAAAGAAAGTACAGAGAATAGAGGTTTATCCTTTATCTGATAAAACAGCAGCTGATACAGCTAATGCAAAACATCCAACTGTTATGGTGTGTTATGAAAATGTCTTAACTGGGACTGGTACAGATGCTCATCTAAACGGTACAGTTGCATCAGAGGTAAAACATTTAAGCAAATTTGTAGAAGATGGTGGCGCTGCAACTGATTACTCTAAAGAAGATGCTTTGGTAAAAACAGTTTGCGCAGCTATTTGGGCATAAGTGTACGAATACAAATGCCAAGTAACTAGAGTAGTAGACGGGGATACAGTAGATTGTGTCCTCGATCTAGGCTTTAGTATCCTTCATAAATGTCGTGTACGTCTATACGGTATTGACACTCCTGAATCCAGAACTCGTGACTTAGATGAAAAAGCAAGAGGTAAACTTGCATCTAAATTTCTAAAAGAAGCTATAGATAACGGTAATAAAATAGTATTAAAAAGCCAACTTAAAGACTCAAAAGGAAAGTATGGCAGAGTGCTTGGTTCAATTGTGGTGGATGGTTTAGACATCAACAAAGCTATGGTAGCTAACAATCTAGCGGTCAAATACTACGGCCAAAGTAAAGATGATGTTGAAGCAGAACATATGGTCAATAGAGATATCTTGATTGCAGAGGGTGCGTATGTACCCGATCTATAATAAGTTTTATTACAAACCTCTTCCTGATTCTTTAGAAGTAAAAGAAAGCCCAATTGAAGGTTTAGGTCTTTTCGCTAAAACCAATATCAAAAAACATTTCGATTGTGGCATGTCACATATTAAGGTGCCTATTATTTGTGGTTTTATCAGAACTTCAATAGGTGGTTTTTTAAATCATTCTGAAAAACCAAATTGTGTTCTTTCTTTAGAGTTGGATTGGGATGATTATAAGGTATATAATGTTTTTACTATAAGAAAAATTGAAGCTGGTGAAGAACTAACTTTAGATTATCATTCAGATGGTTTGAATTATGGCTAAAAAGAAAGCAAAAAAAGATGCTTGTTACCACAAAGTAAAAGCTAGATATACAAGAAACGGAGGTACTTGGCCATCAGCTTATGGTTCAGGTGCCCTTGTCAAATGCAGAAAAGTAGGAGCTAAGAACTGGGGCAATAAATCTAAAAAAGCCACAGGTGGCATAGTCAAGATGAAAAACGGTGGTTGTGTGCAATTTATAAAAAGAAGAGGCACAGGTGCTATGCTACCTTTCAAAAATAACAAAACAAAAATATCCTAATGAGCTTAAAAGACTGGTTTTCTAAAAATGACGGTAAAGGCTGGATAGATTGTAAAACTGGCAAACCCTGTGGACGTAAATCTAGAACTAAAAGCAAAAGACCGTATCCTGCATGTAGGCCTACTAAAGCACAATGTAATGAGGCTGCAAAGAAAAAAACAAGCAAAAAAAGAATTAGTTGGCAAAAGAAAAAGAATGGTGGCGAAATGATTCTTGCAAAAAAAAATAGCAGAATTGCTAAAGGTTGTGGTAAAGTAATGAGTGATAGAAGGAAGAGGACTAAACAAACTTATTATGTATAAAAAAACAAAAGGATATTCAGGCGGAGGCAGAGCAAAAAAAGCTAAAGGATACTCAGGCGGCGGAGGTGCTAGAAAATCTAAAGGCTACGCTATGGGTGGTAAAGCCACAAAAGGCTACGCTATGGGTGGTAAAGCCACAAAAGGTTATGCTAATGGCGGAGCTGCTAAATCTAAAAAAACTAAGGGTTTTGCTGTAGCTGGTGCTTCAAATATAAGAAGAGCTAGACAAGGCGCTGAAGTAAATAGTTAATGCCTCATCTTATAAGTAACATACCCCATTTCAAAGTTTGGGTGAGAAGAGACTTCACATCTGGTCACGAAAATTATCAAGGCGAATTTATACATGCCTATGTCATAGCAGTAAACACCATTCCAGACAGATCTCTAAGTTTTCAAGTTGTATTTACAGGATGCGAGGTAGATAGAGAGGACTGGGAAGAGGGCAACATACATGGTGGTGCTATGTGGGCTAGAATGCCTATACAGGGTCTAGTCGCAGATATACCTATGGAAGAGTGGCCTGAACCTATGGAAGATCATTTGGCCCAACCTTGGGATTGTGAATCAAGAGATCATTCTGTAGTTGTTATGGATAGAGTAAGTTCATCACCCTGGATAGCCAAGATAGATGGTGATTTTTATCAAGCAAAATACTTATTCACTGTTGACTATACAAATAATGATATTGCAGATGACCCTGCACAACATAAACAATCTCATGTATTATATATAACAGAAGATTGTAAATGGAAAGGTAATTTAGTCGCTTTACCTAACAATAGAGTAAGGGCTACAAGTCCAGCTCTTTGGAGAACAGGAGAAGGTGCGCCAGACTTTAAACCGTCACAATGGGTGCATTCTGCTGAAGGACACGAAAGTTATTTAGATCCAGCAATCACATTTAATAATTTATATGAGGATTGAATATGGCCGAGCTGACAAGAGAAACAAAAAAGAAGCTTATTAAAGAATTGAAAAATGCTTCTAGATTGCATGCAAGACAAGCAAGACAACTAGAAAGATCTTTAAAAACTACTAAGAAAAAATAATGGCAGTTTCAGGTAGCAAAGACTTTGAATTAAATATTACAGAGTTTATAGAAGAGGCATACGAAAGATGTGGATTAGAACTTAGAACTGGATACGATCTCAAAACAGCTATCAGGTCTGCTAATCTTATGTTAGCTGAATGGGCTAATAGAGGTTTGAATCAATGGACCATATCAACTGGTACACAAACAGTTACTGAAGGCACTAATAACTACCAACTAGGCACTAGCACAATAGATATCTTAGATGTAACAATTAGAAGAACCGTAGGTACTGACACAACAGATATACGTATGGATAGATTATCTAGATCAGAATTCTTCTCAATACCTAATAAAGACTCAAAAGCAAAACCTTCACAATTTTTTTTAGATAAACAAGTTAACCCAGTTTTATTTTTGTATCCAACCCCTGAAAATTCTACCGATATAATTAGATTTACAAAATTAGAGAGAATAGATGATGTTGATTCAGCAACAAACACTATGCAGATGCCCTTCAGACTCTTTCCTTGCTTTGTAGCAGGGCTTGCCTACTACTTATCACAAAAAAGAGCTCCTGAGCGAACTGGGGACCTCAAAGCGATATATGAAGAAGAATTTAGAAGAGCTGCAGATCAAGATGAGGATAGAGCATCATTTAGAGTAAGGCCCTATCCTGGAGTGAGAAGATGACATATGCAACTGGCAAGTTTGCAAGAGCCTTATGTGATAGATGCGGTTTTGAATATAAGTTACTAGAATTAAAAAAAGAATGGACAGGTTTCAAAGTCTGTCATAAGTGCTTCGAACCTAAACATCCACAGTTAGGTCCTTTCAACCATATAGCTGATCCTGAAGCTTTGTATGATCCAAGAGTAAATAATGATATAGAAGCTAATGGTGGTAATGTATTTTCTAACGAAAACCCAATAGGTAGAAGTTTTAGAGGGTTCTTGCTAACATCTGTATTAGGAAAAGTTACAATAACAACATGAATCTTTCAAATTTAGAAAACATCATAAAACAATATTTACAAAATGAAGAACCAACTTTTGTCAGTAATTTGCCTGTAATTATAGAGAATGCAGAGGAAAGAATTTTTGAATCTGTTCAATTTGATAATTTTAGAAAAACCGCTACTTTAACATTCGCAACTGGTAACAAAACTTTGACAACACCAGCAGACTACGTTTTACCATTTAGTTTAGCTGTTATAGATAGTAACAGTGACTATAATTATTTAGATAAAAAACATCCTAGTTTTATGCAAGAATTTGATGTTGATCCAGCAGATGCAACAAAAAGAGGATTACCAAAATATTACGCAGATAATGTAAAAAACTTAAACGGTTCAACACTTATCGTAGCTCCAGTGCCAGATGCAAACTATAGTGTTGAGTTGAATTATTTATACAAACCGAATTCAATTACAACAGACACAACAGGCACCTGGTTGTCAAAAAATGCCAGAAATGCCTTGATTTATGCATGTTTAGTAGAAGGTTATATGTTTATGAAAGGCGATGCAGAGCTTTTAACTTTTTATGAAAACAGATACAATCAAGAGATAGAAAGGCTCAAGAATAGAGCTGAAGCTAGGGGAAGAAGGGACGAGTACAGATACGATTCTTTACGTACTTCTGTAACTTAAGAATGGAAAAAACTGAAAATTTAAAAGGCAAAAAAGTTGCCATTGTTGCTATGGGAGCTAGCTGGCACGATTTTTGTTTGAGTAAAACACATAGTGCTCAGTTTGATGAAGTGTGGGTAATAAACTCTGTAGCAGGAGTAATTTTTCATGATCGTGTGTTTATGATGGATCCGCCTGCTAGATTTTTAGATACGGAAAATGCAGCAAATCAAACAGACATTATGACTGAGGTGCTTAAAAGTCATAAAGGGCCTATCTATACTTGTGAGCTAGATGAAAGGTGTCCTGGACTTGTTGAATACCCAATAGAAGAAGTAGTAAAAAAAGGCAAAACTAATTACCTCAACAATACAGTAGCTTATGCTGTAGCTTTTGCTTATCTAGCAGAAATAGGTGAGCTCAACCTATATGGCGTCGATTTTAGCTACAAAAATAATCTGCATTACGCTGAAGCAGGCAGAGCATGTGTTGAATATTGGCTTGCTAAATGTATAGAACAAGGTATGAAAGTTGGTGTAGCCAGCACATCACCAACTCTAGATGCTAATGTGCCGTCAGAAGAAAAACTTTACGGCTACCATAGGTTAGCAGACCCTTTACTAGTTATGACAGATGATAAAGGTGAATATAAGACCATCAAAAGAAGTGAGTATCTAAAACAAACCAAAAAACCTGTATATGAGCCAATAATGGTTGGTAGACATGATCCTAGTCCACCTGAGCCAAATGTATGGTAGAATTTCGTTATGGCAATAACATCAACTTTAACTAATTCATTCAAACAAGAGTTATTTAAAGGGATACATAACTTTGATCAAGGGGGATCACCAGACACTTTTAAGTTAGCTTTATATACTAATGCAGCTACTCTAAATGCCTCAACGACAGCTTACAGCACCTCTAATGAGGTAACAGGCACAAACTATACTGCTGGTGGCTCTGCTCTTACACTCAAGACTGGTACTCCTACTTTAGACGGGACAACAGCCGTAGTAGATTTTAATAATCTTACATTTACAAATGTAACCGTTACAGCAAGAGGAGCACTTATATATAACAGCTCAGACTCAAATAAAGCCGTTGCAGTAATAGATTTTGGTGAAAACATAACAGCTACAGCTGGCGATCTTACAATCACATTCCCATCATCTGGTGCTTCAAATTCAATAATTAGGGTGTCATAATAAGAAAATGGCTACATTCGATAACAATCTAAGAATAAAAGAAATAGCAACAGGTGCCGAAGCTGGTTCTTGGGGTACATCAACCAACACAAACCTTAGTCTTATAGCTGATGCTTTAGGTTATGCAACAGAAGCAACCTTTGATACTGATGGCAATAAAACAGTATCTGTAGCTAACGCAACGTCAAGTCCATACAGAAGCATGTATGTCAAAGTAACTTCATCAGCTACTCTGTCAGCAACAAGGGATTTAACAATAGGTCCTAACACAATAAAGCGTGTTATGTTTATAGAGAATGCTACTACAGGCGGACAATCTATCGTTGTTAAGCAAGGATCAGGAGCAAGCGTCACTATTACAAATGGCTCTGTCATGTGTGTACTTTTAGATGGAGCTGGTGCAGGAGCAGCAGTTATATCGGTTTTTACAGATTTTGTTGCAACTGATTCAGTAAAAATTACAGGCACAACACCAACTCTGACATTAGGAGATGGAGATGCTGAAGATGCAAAAATAGTATTTGATGGTAATGCTCAAGACTTTTATATTGGCCTAGATGATACTGGAGATGATTTAAAAATTGGAAGAGGGACAGCTGTTGGAACAACAAGCCAAATAAATATCAATAATGACGGAACAACAAGTTTTTCAAATAATAATACTAACGGTTCTGTATCTTTATGTGGGTCTTCATACACTATAGATGTTTTTAAGGCGGCTGGTGGAGAAATGTTTAATTTAGCATCAGACGGCGGTTCTAATGGTACATTTATGAGATTAGATACTGACAACTCAGCACCAATAAAAATAGGTAGTGCAGAAACTGGAGCTTTTCAATACTATCACAATAATGTTCTTAGAGCTGAATTTGAGGCTGATGGTGATTTAAGATTACATACTGCTGGCAAAGGCATAATGTTGAAATCACCAGATGGTACAAATTTTGTTTTGTCTGTTTCAAATGCAGGCGCTTTGGTTATCGGATAAATTTCTTGTATAATTCTTTTTATGAACGATAAACAATTTTATATTATTGCGTTACAACTTGTTGAGGTTCTCTGCGCTAGAGGAGCTATCAAAGGGGAAGAATTAGATGTCATCAGCCAGGTGAGAAAGTATATAACAGAAAAACTTAAAGACATGCAAGAGCCTGTTGTAGAATCGGTTGATGAATTAAAAGAAGAAAAACCAGAAACTGTAGAGGAGGAATAATGGAATACATTATTGGAGTAATTGTTTTAGGGTTAGTTGGTTATTGGTGGATATCAAAAAACAAACCTGAATGGTTAGAAAAATTTAAAAAGTAAGTGGCTAGAAAAACAGCAGCAGAAGTCCATCTTGAATTGTCTGTACATCAAAAGGAAAGCGAAGAAAGGTGGAAAACTGTTTTCAATAAATTTGTTGACGTGGAGTTAGAAATCAAAGAGCTGCAACAAAAAGTACAAGGTGGCCTTACTACACTCATAATTCTGCTTGTAGGTTTAATTTGTAGCGTGCTAGCGTTACTTGTAGAAAGTTTAATATTATGAATAATCATGTATCACAAGGACTAGAGGGCAAAATAAGGCATATGCTTAAAAAACATGAGGGTTTTGTTTCTCATGTATATGAAGACTCTACTCCAGAAAAATATTTAACAATTGGGTATGGCAGGCTAGTAGATAAAAGACTAGGTGGTGGTATATCACAAGATGAAGCAGATTTTTTATTGCTAAATGATATAAGAAACTGTATTAAGATATTAAAAAATGAATTGGATTATTTTGAAGATCTTTCAGATAACAGACAAATAGTTTTGATTAATATGTATTTCAATCTTGGTAATAGGTTATTCAATTTTAAAAACATGTTATTTGCATTAGCAAAAAAAGATTATGATGAGGCTGCAGCTCAAATGTTAGATAGCAAATGGGCACAACAAGTAAAGGGTAGGTCATCAGAATTAGCTAAAATGATGAAGGAAGACATTTACCACACCTAATAATCCAATATCTAGCTTAAATACATACAAAAAGATAGAATATCTTTAAGTTATGACAATTCAAAAGCTACAATTCAATCCAGGAATTGATAGAGAAGGAACCGCTTACGATTCAGAAGGCGGTTGGTTTGATTGTAACTTAGTACGGTTTAGAGCAGGCAGACCAGAGAAGTTTGGTGGTTGGGAAAAAATAACACCAAGCACATACTTAGGTACTGTAAGAGCTTTACATAACTGGATTGCAAATGATGGTACTAAATATCTTGGATTAGGATCAAATTTAAAGTATTACTTATATGAAGGTAATATCTTCAACGATATTACACCAATTAGGAATACTACAGCAGCAGGAGATGTAACATTTGCAAAGGTCGCAGATGGAGATGCAACACTCACTGTTACGGACACAGACCACGGATGTACGCTAAATGATTTCGTTACCTTTTCTGGTGCAGTATCTTTAGGGGGAGGTGGTAACATTTCAGCCGTTGTCTTAAATCAAGAATATCAAATATCAAAAATAATTGATGCAAATACTTACCATATAGAAGCAAAAGACACAAGCGGTAATCCTGTTTTAGCTAATTCATCAGATACAGGTAATGGTGGTTCTAATACTGTTGGTGCATATCAAATAAATGTTGGGCTAGACGATTTTGTTGCAGGTGTAGGTTATGGTGCTAGCACTTGGGGCGGAGGTGGCTGGGGTGGTTCATCTTCATTATCTGCAGTCAATCAATTACGTATATGGACACATGATAATTTTGGACAAGACTTAATTATCAACCCAAGGGGTGGACAAATCTATAGATGGCAACCTCCAACTACCACCACTAGAGCTACCCTTTTGTCGGCTATTGGTGGAGCTAATAAGGTACCTACTAAAGCCTTACAAGTTATGACTTCAGAAACAGATAGACATTTAATAGTATTAGGTGCTGATCCCCTCTCAGGTGGCAATAGGACAGGAGTGGTTGATCCTATGTTAGTTGCATTTAGTGACCAAGAAAACAATTTAGAATTTGAGCCTTTAACAACTAATACAGCAGGCTCAGTAAGACTGTCTTCAGGATCACAAATAATAGGTGGTGTGAAAGCAAGACAAGAAGTAGTTATATTTACTGATACATCTGTATACAGTATGCAATTTATAGGACCACCTTTTACTTTTTCTATAAATTTAATAGATAATTCTACTGGTTTGATTGGACCAAAAGCAGCCATAACAGCACCAGGTGGTGTGTTCTTTATGTCTTACGATAGTTTTTATGTGTATAGTGGTTCAGTACAAAAGTTAAGTTGTGCAGTCAAAAATTATGTATTTTCAGATTTTAATCAATCACAAGCTTTTAAAGTTTTTGGTTTTAGTAACAAAGAACATAATGAAGTAGGATGGTTCTATCCATCAAAAGATTCACAAGAAATAGATCGTTATGTTATTTACAATTATGTCGATAATATTTGGTATTACGGACAGTTGGTGAGGACTGCTTGGTTAGACTCTGGTGTCGAATCATTCCCACAAGCCGTTGGAGCTCCAAATTTATTTCAACACGAAATAGGCTTCAACGACGATGGTGCTGCTATGCAAAATGTTTTTATAGAATCATCTGACTTAGATTTAGGTGATGGTGAAAGCTTCGCTTTCTTAAGCAGAATAATTCCTGATATAAAATTTCTAGGAAGCGGTAATGTTAAATTAATTACCAAGCAAAGAGATTTTCCAGGTGTAGATCCCGCTACAGAAACATCTAACTCCACTATCTCTCCAAATACAAAACAAGTTTTTATTAGATCACGAGGTAGACAATTTATTCTTAGAATACAGTCTACAGATCAATTAGATGATATTGGAACAGGATGGAGGTTAGGGGCGACAAGATTAGATCTTAGAACTGACGGGAGGAGATAGTGGCAAAACTACTACAAACTAACTTACCCTTCTCTCAAGGCCCTAATGTCACTTCTGAGACATTTAATCAATTAGTAAGGGTCCTAGAGATCAATTTAGGATCTGTTGATCCTGATAACACTTTACAA